AACCCTATCGTCAACCTCTAAATCCAACAAATCAAGCCTTTCAAGTATGGCCAAATATTGAGCATTTGTAATACCCATCGCTTTTGCTGTCCCTCCTCCTTTTCCTGTGTTTCCAAAAGTCCAACCTCCGTAATTTTGACGCTTTGTAAGCCTTGTTTCCTCAGCACTATAAAGAGGAAAGAGTTTAGCGTTTGCTTCCATGAAAGCAAAGTAACCCCTCTTATAGGATTCGTATTGCTTTTCCTGTGCTTTTACTAGGTAATCAACCTCATCCTTATTAACACCCTCTGAATCGGCTCCTGTGGCTTTGTATATCCCTTTATTGCCTATATTATAAGCACCATACGTAAAATAGTAAGCCGTGCTTAAGTGGATAAGCATTGGTTTTATATAATCCTCGTATAATGTTTCGTATTCGGTTGAAAGATCGTCGGTTTTAAACTTCTCAACTAGCTCAGCATAAAAAGCCTCGCCCATAAGGGGCTTAATCGCCGTGATTTGTGCGGATTTTATAGCAGGGATTAAACGACTTGTCTCAACATTACCACCTATAGGGGTGTTTTTTGTGATGTCATCTTCCTTTAATAGTAGTGTTGCCATTTTATTCTATCTTTTTATCAGCTATTGCCTTATTAATATCCTCTTTATTGCCCAAAAGCTTAATAGCAACGGCTTCATCAAATCCAAAAACCTCTTTTAAGATGGTAATCGCTGGATCGTAACCCGTTGTTCCCGCAATAACAGACTGTTGAATTGATAAGATACCCGTTACACCTCCAACGGATCCACGTAATCCCGCTTGGCTTTCGCTTTCAACCTCGCTATCTGTGGTTTTAATGTCGGTTTTTTCTCCCGTTACGCTGTCGGTTAATTGTGGAGTTTCATCCCCTTCTCTTAACTCTTCAAAATCTTCAAAATCTAGTTTTATATCTGGATAACCCACCTTTAAAATATTCTCCAAAGCTGTTAATATAGTGTTTCGATTTGGGTTTATTTGATTTCTGTATAGATTTTTTAATGCTGTTTTCATTTCCTCGGAATCGCTAGAAAACCCCGTTGCAACCGCTTGACCAAACAAACTCGGAGAGGTAACTTTATTGGCTAGTAATATTTTGGAATTTGCTTCCTTAGATATGAATTCAAACTGCTGGTAAGCATCTGTTATCTCAATACTATCTACCGTTGTAGCTGAATCCTTATCCTTATTAAAGGAAACTATAATTTCCCCGGCGTTATTACTACCTGTTAATTTCCTTTTAAACGTTGCTTCTGCATCCTCTTCTGCTTCCTCGCTTATACTCTCCCCTTGGTTAATGTTTATTATTTTACCCGCTGAAAAATTATTCTTGATATGTTTTCTCAGGTAGTTACTAACTTCCTCTTCTATCTGAGCATATTGCAATCCCGAAAAGTAATCGGGTAGAGCGAAAATAGGTTGAGGTGAATGTCCTTTAAGGTAGTATATTTCTGTTTCCCTATCCTGGCCCTTTTCAAACGCCGGTATTAATTGAGGGCGAAAACGGCCCCTTAAATTCCAATCAAAACTAAACCAATACGCCAAAGGATCTTCTGTCATATCATCGGGCCTATCAACGGCAATTTGGCGAGCTGGAATGCTATATATTTTTGTAACTTTTAAATCCCCAGCCTTGTTGTATATGACCTGTAAAGGGCTATTTCTTTGTAGCTTGTATTCGTGAACTAACATATTAACGTCGTCTTTAGAAAGTATGCTATCTAGCTTCTCTTGGGTAATACCCTCAACGGCTATTAATCCATCGCCTACGATATAATTCACATAGCCATCCACAACCGCCTGTAAGGTTGCCGATCCTAAATAAGCATTTTCTACAGTCGTAAAGAAACTATTATCTGGGCCATTTGTGAGAAATTTATTACCAATCTGTAATAAACTTTGAGGGTTTATACGCTCGTAATTGTTGAAATTTAATACTTGTACGCTATCTTTTTTCATGCTTCTATAATTCCAGATTCGGTATCCTCATCGAATCTATTAAACTCTTGTATATTGGTTTCGCTTGTAGAAAATAAGCGACCTCTAAATATTAGTATTTCCGTTTCGACCTGCTTAAAATCTATCAAGTAACTCTTATCATCTTCAAAATCAAAATCCACATAAATATCCTGTCGACCTCTCTCCCCGAATGAAGTAAATACATTTTCGATAACAGTTTCATCGGTAATCTCATCATAAATAGAGATAGTAACCTCATCCATATAAACCCTTGGATAAATAGAGATAGTATTGAAATCCCCTTCGATCAAAACGTTATCGTCATTCTCAACTTCGGAGATCGTTAGATCAGCATTTAAGTAGATGTTTTTTTTGTCGTTGATATTAATTACTAACATTTATTCTAAAAACAATAGAAACAAAAAAGACTCAACCTATCTAAGCTGAGTCTTTTTTTATTTACTTGTAATTACTTATTAAGGTGCGACCACCGCCTCTTTCAATGCTGTAATTGTAGCCTCATCTAAAAAGTAAGCTGGTTGTGCTTCTTGAGATACACCCTCTAAGGTGTAAGCATTTGCACCATCCAAAGGCCCTTCGATATTTGTGGTATTATTAAACTCCACACCTCTACGCAAACCAATAGCCAAAATATCCCCGCCGTTTGTTTCCGCAAACACAATAGGTCTACCGAAAACCATTTGTCTTAACTGGAAAGACTTCTTAGCTGAAATCTTTGTAAAAACCGCCGTTAACGTTCCGTTGAAAGTTGTAGTTCCTGTATCTCTGCTTGAGCTTGTTGGCTCGGTGTAAGTATTACCAACATTCTTAAGAGGGAATTTATGAACCTCAAATAATGTCGGTAATCCTGTTAATAAAATACCATCGGTTTCATCTTCTGAAGTGGTGAATTCGTAATCCGAAAAGTTTGCAACGTATAAAGCTTTAAAGCCTGCGACTGCGTTTTTGCAATCTGCTCCATTTATGCCTTCTGTTATATCACATAATGCCATAATTATTTTTTGTTTATAAAAAACCCCCTCTTTATTTAGAGAGGGTTTCTTGAATTATTTATTTATTTATCTACTATGCAAAGTTTCCGTACCATACAATTTGACTTGCAAAGCTAAATCCTACTCCCATTTCAAGCACTACTTTAGTTCTAATAGTTCCAGAAAGATCTGATTCATCCATGTCCTTAACGTTAACCTGGTTAAGATCTGATTCCAATCCTGTAAGAAAACCTAAGTTTTTCACTCGGTAGATAACGATTTGATCGCCTGCAATAGCTCCAACGCTTTCCATTCTCAAGCCTAAGAAGTCTAATTCTTTATCGCCTACTGTGGTGTTCAAACCTTGTGCTGCTACTGCTTGCTTGTACAATTTAAGAACTTTCTTAGAGGTTACTAAAACTAAATCCTCCTCGTCCATTACTTCGTCGATAATAGCATTGTAAGCTTTCTCAACCTCTTCAACAACGTTTGCTTTTGTAATAGTAGTATTTTGCACCTCGATTGTATCTGCATCCGCTGCAAGCTTTGCAAAAAGACCAAGTGTTGCAGCGTTCCAGATGAAATTATCAACTTTCGCACCCAAGTTTTCAACAATAGCTAATAAAATAGCTGATTGTATGTCTGCTGGAATCTCATTTGCAGCTGCAAAAAGTCCCGCTGACTGTGCTTGGAATGTTTGATGAAATTCATCCTTACATAACTCATGGTCAATTTTGAATTTCTTCAATATAACCTCTACATCGTCATAATCAACATCCCCCTCGGGAGTAAATCCACAAGCGTAATCTTGTAACTCTGCTGAGTAGCTTAGTCTAGGTAAAAAACCCGTACCAATGTTATTGGGTAGGACTGTGATTAAATTTTTTGCGATTGTATCGGACTTTTTAAACGCTTGGATGAAGATTTCACCAGCTAATGCCCCGTTATAACCTGAATTTACTGTGGTAAGTGTTGCCATTTTTTTCTTTATTATTTGTTAGATCTTGAAATTCTTCCCAACGCCTCAAGCGTACTTTCTTTATTGTTAGCCTTTAAGTTGACTTCTGCTTTAATTTTACCCGCGTTGGGGGTGTCTTCCAGTTGTGCTTTTAAGGTTAAAATCTCTTTATCTTTTGCTTCTGCACTAGACTTTAAGGACTTTATTTCTTCTAAAAACAACTTTTCAAATTTTGATTTAACATCCTTTGAATTTTCTGCCATGTTTAAGACAAGTTTAATTTTCTCCTCGTCTGACATATTATACTTTTTAGCTAGGATCTTATCCATATCTGGATCTTTTGCGATCATTTCTAAAAGCTCCTTTTCTTGATCTTCCATTGACATTTCTTTTTTCGTGTCAACCTCTTCGACTTCAACGGCTTCGATTTCTGAAATCATACCTTCACCATCGGTTTTGTAGGTCATGCCTTCAAAGACAAATTCCGAGTCCGTGATAACCTCTTCGCCTCTGGTTACTTTCATTCCAACCTCCAAGGCTTCCACCTCTAAAGGTTCAGCACCTTCGCCCTGTGGAATAGATAACATTTTAATCTCCTCCTTGTCCTCCATGAATTTGATAAATTGCTTTAAATAATTTCCCATACTATTTTTTATATTAATTGATATACTACTTTCTTCTGAAAACAACATTTTCTCCATTGACAGGTAGCTATCTATTGAAACCCCTGTGGCTTTGCCTGTTTCGATGTATTCCGCCCAGTCAGAATCGTTTAATTTCATAATGATACACCAAGTGCCCACTGGCAAATCGCTAAACCCTAAAGCGAAAGCTTTGTCTTTTGTTTCATCGGAAATAACCCACGACTCCACAACAACGCTAGAATTAATTTTTTCCTTTTGATCGTGATTAAACCAGTTATTTTTATTAAAACCTTCCTGAGTTAAGAAATTGTGAGCGAGTTTTTCTATGGTTTCCGCATCAAAATAAACGCTAAAATCGCCACGCTCTTCTGTAAATCTAGGAATCCTTTGTTCGGGAACCAAAACAACACAGGCTAATTGCTTCTTAAGTTTATTTTCAACTTTAAGTTTTATCGTTTCTTTTTGATCTTCGCTTAACTCAATAAAGCTATATTTATTTGCTGGTTTTTGAATTAAGGATATGCCATACAATAGGCCATCCTCATCATCATTCCAAACCGCTTTATATATCTGCTCTTCCATTTACTTTATTTTAAAAACAACTTATACAAATCTTGAATTATTTTGCCTATTTCTATCTAGGGCTTGTTGATTAGTAACCCTTCCACTAACGACATAAGCCTCTTGTGGGGTGGTATCTCGTTCAGATTCGTTTTGAGCATTTCTAACGTTGCTAGAATCGCCAACGGTATCAAATCTTGGGGAGGCTGATATAACATTCCCACCTCTTGCGCCAGCTGTTGCACCGCTACCATCTGAATTAGTAGACAATATGTTTTGCACGGAAGCAAACCCAGCCGCTGCCGTTGTCGCTGCATTTAATATTTTAATTGGTAGAGGTTCTTTTGAAGCGAGAGCTGCCGTTATACCTTGATAGGTGTTAAATAGAGATTCAGCAACCGCAAAGCCTTTTGCAGCATCGCTTCCTTTCGCTAAACTATCAATAATACTTGAAACACCTCCAAGAACATAACCCACTTTCTGATCGTTAGTAAGCTTTGTAAACATAGCATCTTGCTGGGCTAAAGCTTTTGATTTGGCAATAGTCTCTTCATTGTATTTCTGTATTATTTCAGCCTTTTGACTTTCGCCTAACTCTAAATCTTCTAATTCAATTTGTAATTCTTCTAACTTTCTATCCCGTTCCTTTTGAAGTATTTCCTGTGGAGTTAATCCAATCTCATCCTCTGGGATATACTTATTTCGGATTTCTT